ATATGTGTATACTTTGCACCTAAAATAATATTATAATAGTTGTTTACAATTTTATCAACTTTAATTCCAGTAGGATGTATCTCTGTAAATGTTCCTGTTCGATGATACCAATGCAACCGCTCCCATTGAGGAGTATCATCCATTTCAATAATATGTCCACTCTCTGTTTGATGAACATGATTATACGGATAAATTGCGTGCCAGGGAATTTTAGGTTCTGACCATGTACTACCTGAAGCTGTGGCAATTTCCATCTGACCATGCTTACGATTTTCCATTTTCTCAAATACAATACCCGAAACTCTTGGATCAGTCAAATCAGTATTCCCGCGTATCCCTCTGGCCAGTCTGTTTGTAGTTGGTTCCTTTAGGTAGTTTAAATTTCTTGTTGTTGAAATGGTTTTATCTGATAGTCCAGTATCAGGATAAGTTGACCTAACAGGATTTTCTACTAACTTAACGGTATATGGTGGAGTAGACGATTTTGGCCCCGTAGAAGCAATTAAAGATCTTATAATCGGTCTATCTTTAAGAGTAACCTCATCTGAAACTACTACTGTCTGAGCATCTTCGGAAGGATTGGGTAAGGCACTGTGAATAATAGTAGCAGGTTCTCTAGGAACCAAATCACCAACAGGATTATAAAGAAGATCTCTATGACCAGCTTCATCTGAAAACATTGGATGTCCAATATCTCCACCTGCTAATCGTGGATCAAGAAATCCCTGTCCACCTGTTGCTGTTCCATCATTGTTTACACCCTTTGCGTCTAGTTCTGGTATACCACCAATAGTTCCGAAAAACATTGGTTCTTGACCGGCTTCACCATCTCTGTAAAAACCAATTACCCATGTACCCTCAACTGGACCTAGTGGTGAAGACCCAACTCCTGTTTGACTCGCAGAGGTAATAGGTGAAACAGGATATGCCCAGGGTAAACCAACAGTTGGTTGATCATTCTTATCATCAGAGTGCCACCCCAAAACTCTTACTTTACATCTTCCAAGATAGAGAGGATCGTGACGGTCTTCGACAACTCCTTGCCACCAAGTAAATCCTTCTTTCCCCATAAAATATGCCATAATATTTCCTTTAACCTACTGAATGATTTGCACGTGGTGAATCTGCAGAAGCTTTGTCGCCCCCTACCTGAGAATTTAATGCATCTTTTATTGCTTCAAATTCTATTTCATATTTCTCAGTAGTAAAGTGATGACGCAACTTAGTGATTAAATAATATCCACTTAAATATGTATGATGTGCTGCCGGAGTCTTACCGTCCCTGTCCTCTAGATACTGAGTAGGCATTTTAAATTCTATCAAGTCTCCCACCGTCCTAGTTGACAATCCAGGTGCACGAATACTTAACTTAATGTTATTGATTTGCTGACTCTGAACCATACGCGACTGCATCCATTGTTCCACTCTGTTTGGAATGATGTTTAGACCACTACGAGCTCCTCCATGTACTCCCTCCGCTCCAATGTCATCGGGAAATCTAACATCATGTCCAAAGTTAGTAGGATAGAAAGATATAACCGACTCTGGAGAACCCATTGCAAATTGGTTTTCACTGCATAATCTACCTTTGCCTAGATGAGTAAAATTATCATAGAAATTCTTTTGCTCGGCTCCCATTGTTTTTACTTCTACTACTTCGGTCACACCAGTTTTTACGTCATCTGTAACTGATTGTTCCATATTTTCTGGATGCATATAATTAAAATCCAAAGTATCATATTTCATTCGTACCAAATCATGAGTAAGAAGACGATTAGAATACATTCCTTCTTGTAGGTTCTTTATGACATCAAAATTACTATCAAATTTATATTCATCCACCGCAGTCATTTCAATAGCAACGTTTTTAAGATTATCTTGTTTTGCTTTAAGTTTTTTAGGTTGAACTGTATATGTTTCTTTAATTGGTACTTCCGGCGCAGTATATTCCAACTCTTTACCATCACCTTCTCCCATTTCTGACCGATATCCAGTACCTCCGCCAGCCATAAGAGTTTCCATAGAGATAAAAAAGAATCCCTTGACGGTTTCATAAAAAACAAAACTAGACCCTCCTGCATGTTTACCAGCGGATACAGCTCTTCCAGCAAGAAAATTAAAGGCCTTGAAAGGGGTTTGATTCGGAATAATTAAATTAGTAAGATTCCTGGTAGGTTCAACAAAGAGTTTCTTTACATTAGCTGGTGTTCTCCCTCTCTTAAAATATTGCTGATATATGTTCTTTACTGTGGCGGATATTCTGCGTGGTTCCAATGTAGCGGGATCAAGGGCTGATTTGGCAACTTTAGATTTCAAATTAATCATCCCTTCTTCGGAAATCAAATGTAATTTATACATCCACATTCCTTCATTCATTTTTACAAGATTTGAAATTTTATATACCCGAAGTTTTAAATTGATAATCCCCTCACTAAGACTCCCTTTAAATGGTCCGGTAGTCTGTTCTTCTCTTTCTCTCTTGATTCCACTCGTTTTCAAATGAATGTTTATGGTTTCCTCTCCGATAATTGGAACAGATTCCATTAGTCCCATTCCGTCTGTAATTGTAATGTTCCCAGTAAGACAACTAGCAAAAACATCCTCATAGATATTGAGATCTGACCATGCTTGTTTCAGATCGATATATCCCTTGTTCTTTTTATTGGGAGAAGTGAGAGTAAGTTTTAAGAGGTCGAAATCACCTGCGAATGAGGGGATTTTTCCTTCCTCTGGATTTGCTAGATTTTTACTCTTATTTCCGTGACTGGCAGTTTCGGTTGTTACCCCTTCTGTATTTTTGCGCCTTTCTAGTACAGTTCCGAATCTAGCACGTAATGCATCAATGTCTGTATTTTGTTTTTCCGCGTTAGCCATTTATCCTAATTTCTCCGCGTGTTCAGACATAATATCTCCAACATAGAGAGCATCAATTAATTTAATATCTCGTCTTGCTTCATTTCTATCTAATTCCCAATTATAACAATATACAATCTCCCTGTCTGCAGATGCCAATGCATTATATGTTGTCAAATCTACTTCTATTTTAGCTACTGGTATAGCATCAGTTGTTCCTGTTGCCTCTACTCTTGTTCTTACTATTTGTTCATAATGATGTACAGTATTCTTCGCATCATTAATAGTACCATACTTGTCTTTGATAAAATTGCCCAGATCTCTGGTAGCCAATGGCCAATCATATATTGGATCATGTATGTCATTAATCAAAAAGATTAACCATGTATACTTTACATCACCATATGTTTTAAAAGATGTGATATCTGGGCGCTCTGCTTCAGGAATCGAATAAGGAAGATATTGAACAACATCATTCATAATAACATTTTTCAATTTTGCTCGCGTCATAATATTAATGGCGGTTTTGAATATTGGTGGTGCCGTTCCAGTAATATTATAATCTATTTGTGGATAGTGCTGAAAAAATTCAGACATAGTTTACCTCTCTTTTTATTAATGGCCGCCGACAACGCCTTTTGAGCCAGTGATTTTTTCTCTAGTCATTACTTCTAGTTCCATAAATGAAAGAGACATTTCTGCTGATACCGGAAATTGTGTCCCCTCAAAAAATAATGGCACACCCTCTGTGGCATAATTCACATCACATGCTTTGAGAACCGATCTTCCTATATTAAACATTGGATTATTAGAATTAGATGGTAATTCATCTCCATCAATATAATATGTAATTTTAAATTCATCTGGATAACCAAACGTGCCACTAGGAGAAGTTTTATTGTCTCCTCCACCTGTAGAGGGTAGCATGGCTGATTTGAATTCATTGATAATTGCTGTAACTACCATAGATTCTTCCACGGCGTGTGGATTAAACTTAAATGTAAATTTATGTTCCCTCATATCTGTTGGGCCTTTGTATGCTGCGACAAGATATGGAGAAAGAACGCTGCCTGTTGTTTGTTCCATTATAGTCTGCCCCTTTTCTCCTAATTTTTTCTTTGCGATTCCCATCGCTATACCCTCACTGGACAAACCTTTGGCAGTTGCAGCTATAACTCCCTGCATACTTACTCCACCACCAGTTTTTTGCAGACCCTCAAGAACTCTTCCGCTTATTTGACCCAATGAAACCGCAGTGTATTCTGATTTATATGATGTTTGTAGAGCATCAGCGGGAATATATAAAGCAATATCTACAGTTGGTGATCCGTTACCTACTCCTCGGTTAAACGAAAACCCCTCAAAAGATATCCAGTGTTTAAGTCCCTCGCCAAGATATTCTGGATATTCGTAATATCGCGCCACTTATTTTCTCCCTGTTATTAATTGGTAATATTTGCTATCTATATATTTATATGAGATACAAAGGGAAATTTAGGCCAGAGAATATAGAAAAGTATAAAGGGAATCCCAGCAACATCGTTTATCGGTCTGGCTGGGAACTTGATTTTATGAAGTATTTGGATCGTCAACCAAATGTTCTAAAATGGTCAAGTGAAGAGATTATTATACCCTACAAGTCTCCCATCGATGGGCAGTGGCATCGATACTACCCCGATTTCTGGGTCAAAACTGCTACCGGCGAGTCCGTAATCGAAATCAAACCAAAGAAACAGACCGTTCCTCCCAAGAAAAACCCGAAACACAAAAGAAGATATCTAAGAGAAGTTAAAACATGGGGAATCAATGAAGCAAAATTTAAAGCTGCGGAAGAGTTCTGTGAAAACAAAGGATGGAAATGGCAAATAATAACAGAAGATATCCTCAAGAATACTAAATAGTTATATTATGGCGGTACAGGAATCATATCTAGATACATTAAAAAAAGCAATCGATACTAATAACATATCGTCCAAAGCCCGAGCTGCAGGAAATTGGTTTCGTTCAATTGTCAACCGGGCAAGAGGGAAATTTTCTGGTGAAACACCTGCAGGAATTCTTGCTAAACACGAAGCAGCTGGGAATCAAGTGCTTGGTAAAATGTATTTTTTTAAGTATGATCCAAAATGGAAAAAAGAATTACCCTGGTATGACACCTTTCCATTGGTTTTTCCTATTAAAACTTATAGTAACGGATTTCTCGGACTTAATTTCCATTATTTAAATCCGAAAGAAAGAGCCGTACTAATGGACCAACTTAAATCTTTTGCAAGTAATAAAAGATTTGATGAATCGACAAAATTATTATTGACATATCAAACAATAAAGAACATGGGAAGAGCAAGACCTACAATACATAGATATATTGGAAGTCATGTTCAATCTAAGTTTGTTCTTGTTAATTCAGATGAATGGGAAGTAGCGCTTTTTCTTCCAGTTGAACGATTTAAAAAAGCAAGTAAAAAACAAGTATGGGCTCATAGTGGAGGAATGTTCTAATGCCAGATTTTTCAGTAAATAAATTTATGTCAAAGGCCGATAATTTAGGCACTCTTGCAAGAAAAAATAAGTTTACGGTTGAAATTATTGCTCCCAAAGCTTTGACAGGATCTCCCCAAAGGGCACAGAAAAATCCAGGTAGTGTCAAACCCGATACTATAGAATTCCTTGCAAGTGCGGCATCTCTGCCAGGAAAATCTTACTCCACCACAACACACAGAATGTATGGATTTGGACTACAGGTTCCGTATGAAGCACAATACGAACCAGTACAACTTACTTTTCACAATACAAATAATTATGATCCAAGAACATTCTTTGAAGATTGGATGTCTAATATTGCACGGATCAAAAGTTATAATATGCACTATTATAAAGACTTCATATCGACAGTAAAAATTCATGCATACGATGACATGGATAGAAAACGATATTCTTGTGAGTTAGTTGAATCATATCCAAAAAGTATGTCCGCAATAGAAATGGGATGGGATGGTGTAGAGGTACAAACTTTTACAGTGGACATTCAATATAGTTGGTGGATTAGCGATAGACAATCAGAAAAAACATGGGCTGGTGGGCGGCCGCCCATTTAAAATTTATACATTATTATAGGAGAATATTATGGCTTTACCAAAGGTAAGCACACCTACATATGAATTGACAATACCATCTTCTGGTGAAAAAGTCAGTTACAGACCTTTTCTTGTAAAAGAAGAGAAAACATTATTGATGGCAATGGAATCGAAAGATACCAAAGCAATGACCAAGGCCATGGAGGATATCATATCTTCCTGTACTGAGGGAAGTGTAAAAATCAAAGACCTCGCACCATTTGATCTTGAGTATTTCTTTTTACAACTCAGGGGAAGATCGATTGGTGAGATTATAGAAGTGAACTCTCCACGTCCTCCAAACTTTACAAATTGCTGTAAAGAAGCGGAAGAAGAAGATGTTTGTAATTTAAGTATTAACATCGATGACATTAAAGTAGATACTTCAAAAATAAAACCCTCAGAGATTGAAATCTCCGATACTATTGGGATAAAGTTGAGGTT